TCAACTCACCTGGGCATCCAGCTGGGCGCCCAGGAGTTCAAGAAAGCATTCGGCTGAAACCGCGGGGGAGAACAGGTATCCCTGCATGACGTCGCAGCCGATCCAGCGCAGGAATTCGGCTTCCTCCCTGGTCTCGACGCCTTCGGCAACCACCGTCATCTTCAAGGATTGCGCCATGCCGACGATGGCGGTGGTGATGACGGTGCCTTCGTCCGAGGCCGGCAGGCCCGAAATGAAGGATCGATCGATCTTCAATTCATCGAAGGCATTTTGCAGCAGGTACGACATCGCCGAATAGCCCGTCCCGAAATCATCGATGGAGGTCTTGACGCCCATTTCCTTGATCTGGTCGAGGATGAACAGGGCATGTTCGGTCGTGTCGATGAGTGCCCGCTCGGTAATCTCGATCGTAAGGCATTGCGGCTTGAGACCGGTTTCCGACAGGACGCGCTGAATATCCTCAAGAAACGGCAGATTGAGCTGAACCGCCGAGGCATTGATGGCCATGGAGAAGCCGGGACCGGCGACCCGATGCCAGACCACCGCCTGCCGGCACGCGGTTTCAAGCACCCATAGCCCGATTTTATGGATCAGCCCGGCGCTCTCGGCCAGCGGAATGAAGATGTCCGGAGGAATGGGTTCCATATCCTGCGGGAGCCAGCGCGCCAGCGCTTCGGCGCCGACGATGCGGCCATCCATCGAAAGTTTGGGCTGATAGTAGAGCTCAAGCCGCTCGTTCTCGACCGCGTGACGAAGGCTCGCTTCCATCTGCAGGCGCTGTGCGGCTTCATGATCCATGCCCGCGGTGAAGAAGCGATAGGCGTTGCCGCCCTTTTCCTTCACCCGCACGGCGGCGGCCCGGGCATTGCGGATCAGGCCCCCGGCGCTCTCACCGTCCTGCGGATAGATCGCGATGCCGATCCGGGCGGTGAGATAGAGCGTCAAATCCTCGGCCAGGAAGGGCTCGGCAATGGTGTCGAGCAGGCACCGGGCGACGATTTCAGCCGGGGCGGTCACATCCAGTTTCTCGACCACCACCAGGAATTCGTCATTGCCCAACCGGGCTATGGTGTGGGAACCGCAGATGACGGCGCTCATCCGCTCGGCCGCGGATTTCAAAATCGCATCTCCGCCCGTATGGCCGATATCGCTGTTGACCTTGGCAAGATTGTTGAGGTTCAAGAACAGTATGGCGACATGAAGCTTGTCCCGTTTCGATGCCGTCAGCGCCTGCGTCAGCCGGTCGAAGGCGAGGACGCGGTTGGGGAGCCCGGTCAGCGGATCGTAATTCGCCTCATGCGGCGGCTCACATTCTTTCCGAAGCTGCACTTCCTTCGTATCGAACGCCCCGAAAAGCGCGTCGAGGCTTTCGCCGAGGCAACCGATTTCGTCCGGGCCGGACACCTGGCAGCGCGCCGACGGATCGCCGGCACGGAAGCGTTGCGCGGCGGCAACCATCCGGCTTACCCGCGCCGCCACCAGCCGGTTCAACACAACGCTCGCGATAAGGGCGGTGACCGGAATGACGGCGATGTCGATCAGCCGGCTTTCACCAAGGGCATCGGAAATAACGCCCCTGAAAATCGATGCACAAATCAATGCACCCAGCACCGCCGACAGAAACAGAATGCGCAATTCCAGGAACCGGCCAATCATCGGATGGCGCCGCCGCAGGGTCCATCATCAATAGAGAACCCGCCTCCGAGATCGTCATCCATTGCCCAGTGCAGCCCGTAAAACGTGAAACTCGTATCGATTTGAGGGTATGCCTGTCCATCAACGCCTACACCGACACTAGCTGAAATAAGGTGATGACAGAAGCGTGAAGATGTTCGCCGTCGCCGGTGATGCTTCTAATTTTCGACAAAAGCCTTTGTTCGGGCATGATAAAACGCGACAGGCCTCGCCTCCGGTCTTGATGGGCCTTGTATCCGGCACGCCCCATGCTTACCACCCGCCCCATGCTTGTTGTCTCCCGATAGCAAAGCGCCCCGATACGGGTCGCTTGCCCACGCCCCATAGCCTGATGCTTTAGCTCGTCCGTCTTCGGCGCGCAAAAGGATTGTATAACACATACTTCCGGTTGTGCATTGACAGACATGTGACTATCTGCCTTATTGTCGAGTGGCAAAATCCGGACTAATCTCAGGCCAAGCGTTTGGTTTCAGCCGGACCAGGGGTCAGGAGGCGACGGCGGAGCTGGCCGGCGGCAAGGCGCAAGGCGCCTGTCCTTTCCTCGGCACTCTCAAGGCCAGCCTGAATGATCTCATTATAGATCCCGGCCGTGACGCGGCCTAGATCCCGGTGGCTGATGGCGGCGCCGCACTCCTTATAGATGGCGGCCACGGCCTCGACGATGCGCGCATTAAGTTCGGCGTCGATCGATGATGAACGCGCTGCTTGCGGCTGCGGCTGAGGTCCGCGGCCGGTCGCCAGCCACTCCACCGTAACCCCGGCGGCATCCGCGATCGCCACGAGACGCGAGGTCTTGGGCTCGGCATCACCCACCAAATACGTCTCCAGCGTTCGGCGGGGTATGGCCGTTTTCTTCGCCAATGCATCGCCGCTTCCGACGATCTCGGCGCATTGACGAAGGCGGCTACGGAGATCCGCGCTCATTGCTGGGATCCAAGGTGCCGGAGTCCAAAGCCCAGCTTTTCCAGGGATTTTTGCACGAAGCTGCGGCCACGGCATAAAACTGCGGTTGATTTGGTGTGTATAGCAGAAAACTGCTTGGTTATATGGCAGCTTCCTGCTATACCACCACTCATGTGCAACACCATCGCAACCTTCTCCGTCCCAAAAGATCCCGCCGAGCGGCGGGTGTGGATATGCGTGCAGCTTCAGCGCAAGGGCACGTCGCTCCGGCGCCTCGCGGCCAAGGCCGGCGTGTCGCATCAGGCCATGAGTGCCGCGCTCCTCCGCCCCTCCTCGCATCTGGAGCAAGCGCTCGCGGCAGCAATTGGCCTCAGGCCGATGGAACTCTTCCCCGAACGCTTCGACTTGTGGGGGAGAAGGCTCGTCTCGACACGTCAGCCACAGCGTATCATGGAGCGGGAGCCGGGGCGACATGCCCCACTTGATCTTCGCTCACATGATCTTGATCTTCGGGGGAACCAGTTCCCATGCTGAGCGAAGACCTCCTGGCGATCGCCGATGCCATCGAAGGGGACCGACGGATGCGGACCCTGTGCGCGCTGCTGCGTGCCTGTGCCGAGGATGCGGCGGAACTCGAACATCTGGCAATGCCGGAGCGAAGCCAACCTCAACCGGATTCTCCCCAACCAAATTTGCCCCAACCGGATTTGAACGATCCCAAGATCGTGCGGCTCTTCCGTTTTCGGGGCAAGCCTTGAGCCGGAATTGGCCCTTTCTCCCCGACATTCTCTATCGCGTGGCGGAGGAGTGCGGGCTCGAAGCGGCGCTCGTGCTCGGCGTTCATTATGGCGGACGGCGGTTGCATGTGCCGAAGAACGTCCGGCCCGGCCACGAACTGGCGCGGCTCGTCGGCATGGAGGTGCTGGAATTCCTGGTGAGGGAAGCCGCCGGCGACGATATCGACATCCCCATGGGCCCCGCCGCCGCACCCCGGCAAAGAGCCCAGCAGGTCGCCACCCTCGACGCCCAAGGCCTGAGCGCCGCCGAAATCGCCCGCAGGCTCGGCATCAGCGAGCGGACCGTCTTCAACCACCGTGCTCGCAGGCGGGACCGTCCCGGTCAGCAATTCTAAGCCCCCCAGACAAGATAAGGCACGCCCAGAATTGTTAAAGTAACAACCAGCGGGCAGCGATAGCTTGTCCAGGTGTTTCCGGGAAGATCAAGATATCGCCACCAGCGTCATGCCCGGACTTGTTCCGGGCATCCACGCGGTGGCCACAAAACCAATATTTCCAATAATGTACAAGCATACCCACGTGGATGGCCGGGTCAAGCCCGGCCACGACGATAAAAAGCAACATGTTCGCTGCCATTAAACATCATGACAAGTTATTGCCGCCGTCATTCGCCCGCACTTCCCCTGAAATATTTCAGACCACCTGAGAAATTCCATTCGTGCAACAAATTACCTCGTCAACAACACTTTGGAACGAGGTACTCCATGTCTTTCAATCTGAATGATTTCATCATTGCTCTTGGGAATGTGGTGGCGCATGTGAAATCGTCTGGCGTTCTCGACCAGATCATCCATGGCGAGGGCGGGCTCGGCAAGGATATCGCCATCGCCGAGGCGGGGATGACCGCCATCAGCGAGCTGGCGCCGGTCTTCGCCACTCAAACCCCGGCTCCCGGCGCCGATCCCAGCGCCGCGGCCGCCACCGCCGGTGCAACCGACAACACGGCAAACAGCGCAAAATGAGCGTTGAGCTAGGTCCGACGGCGGATCTGGCGGCGGCGGCGTGCACGGCGGTCAACGTCGTGTGCGGCGCCGTCATGATCCGCATGCGCGCCGAATTCGCCTCGCGCCAGAGTGTCGAGGCCAGGGCCTCGGCGCTCACCCTCCGGGTTGAGGAACTGAACGGCGATGTAAAGGCGCTTTCGGTCGAGATTTCGGGCTTGCGCGATCTTCTCGCCCGGGTCGAGCGCCCCCTCCAGATCATGATTGAGCACGAGATCCGGAAATGAGTCTTAAAGCGGATTGGGTAGCGGCGCGGCGGCGCTTTCTCTTAGCGCTTCTCCTCGAATGCGGAGGCACCGCCAATGAGAGCGTGCTGTACAAGGCCGCTCAGCGGGGTGGATTTGCCCGTGACACACGGGACGAGATTCGTGCCGATCTCGACCATCTCCGCGCCCAAGGCTGCATCACCGAGGAATGGGCCGATACGGTCCGGGTGGCGACCCTCACCGAGCGCGGCGAGGATGCGAGCGAGGGCCGGATCGGCGTGCCCGGCGTCGAGCCCGGCATCGGACGATGATGCCCGGAGCGATGAAGGAATTAGCGGCCCGGATCAAGGCCGCCGAAGCCTGCGCCCGGAAGATCGCCGGGAAGGACAATGAGGAGGCTCTCCTCGATGCCACCGTACAGGTTTTGACGGCGGCGGTATTCGAACTCTTCTCCGCCGAAAGCGACGGCACCAAGCCGGCCCTCGATCCCAAGGATGCCAAAATCCTGAGCGAGACGCTGCGCAATCTCGCCCTCGCCCGGAAGACGCTGGAGCGCAAGGAGATAGAGCGCAAGGAAGCGCCCAGGCGGGAAGCGGACCCGGCGGCGCTGCTTGATCGCGTGCGCGCGGTCTATCAGGGCGAAGGTTAGGGGAAACCGCACTTCATGCCCCTCCTCCATCCCTATCAGCGCCGCTGGCTCGCCGACAAATCCCGTTTCAAGATCGGGATGTTCGCGCGCCAGACCGGCAAGACCTTCACCACGACGCTGGAGATCGTCAATGATTGCGTCGAGGCTGAACTGTGCGGGCGGCGCGTGCGCTGGGTCATCCTCTCACGCGGCGAGCGGCAGGCGCTCGAAGCCATGAACGAAGGCGTGAGGCGCCACCTCACCGCCTACGGCATCCTCCATGAGGCGCTTTCCTATGAGTGCCGGGCGAATGAGGTGGTGCTGCCGGGCGGCTCCAGGATTACCGCCCTCCCCGCCAATCCCGACACCGCGCGCGGGTTTTCGGCGAATGTGTTCCTCGACGAATTCGCCTTTCACCAGGACAGTGCCGCGATCTGGCGCGCGCTGTTCCCGGTGGTGTCGAAGCCGGGGCTGAAGCTCCGCATCACCTCGACCCCGAACGGACGGAACAACCGCTTCCATTCCATCTGGACCGGGGAAGATCAAATCTGGTCGCGCCACCGGACCGACATCCATCAGGCCGTTTCCGACGGGCTCGACCGCGATATCCCCCTCCTCCGCCAGGCTCTCGGCGACGAAGACGCGTGGCGGCAGGAATACGAGCTGGAATTCCTCGACGAAGCCAGCGCCTTCCTCGATTTCGACACCATCATCGGCTGCGAGGATCCCTTGGCCGGAAAGCCGGCGCTCTATCAGGGCGGCCCGTGCTGGATCGGCAACGACATCGCAAGGCGCCAGGATTACTGGGTCGCCTGGGTGGTGGAGGAAGTCGGCGACGTCCTCTGGACGCGCGAGATCGTGACGCTCCGCAATGCGAGCTTCGCCGTTCAGGATGCGGAACTGGCAAGGCTCTTGGCGGCCTATCAGGTGCGGCATGTGGCGATGGACCAGACCGGCATGGGCGAGAAGCCGGTCGAAGACGCCCGCGCCCGCTATCCGGGCCGCGTCACCGGGGTTCACCTCGCCGGGCAGACGCGGCTTTCGGTCGCCACCATCGCGAAGCAGGTCTTCGAAACCCGGCGGCTGCGCATTCCGGCGGGCGATCCGGATCTCCGCGCCGATCTCGGCAAGCTGAAGAAAATCACGAGCGAGGCCGGCATTCCGCGCCTCACCGCCGAGCGCGACGGCACCGGCCATGCGGACCGGCTCTGGGCCTGCTTCCTCGCCTTGTCCGCCTCCGACCCGCTGGTGGTGGCCCGGCAGGACGGCCTGCTCGATTGGTATCGCGGCCAGTTCAACCCTGAAAAATTCGGCCCTAACAGGAGCATCCCATGAAAACCCTGATCACCCGTCTTGCCAATTGGTTCGGCCCGGCTGAACCCCTGGCCCCGATCGCGCAGCAACTCGCCGGAAGGCAGTTCGATTTCCGGCCCGGCGTCAATCTCGATACGCTCCCCCGCGATGGCGAGAGCGTAAGCTTCCGGGAATTGCGGGCGCTGGCCGACAATTTCGATTTGCTGCGCCTCGTGATCGAGAAGCGGAAGGAGCAGCTGGCCTCGCTCGACTGGGAGATCATGCTTCGCGACCGCACAAGGCCGTCGAAGGGCGACGACCGCGTCAAGCGGGCGAATGATTTCCTGATCTATCCCGACCGCGAGCATGACTGGGACCAGTGGTCCCGCATGCTGATCGAGGACATGCTGGTGATCGACGCGGCGACGATCTATCCGCGCCGCTCGCGTGGCGGCGAGCTTTATGCGCTCGACCCCCTGGACGGGGCGACGATCAAGCGCGTGCTCGACGATTGGGGCCGCACACCGCCGCCGCCGCTGCCGGCCTATCAGCAAATCCTGAAAGGCATGCCCTCGGCCAATTATACCTCCGACCAGCTCCTCTACCTCCCCCGCAACCCCCGGACCAACCGCGCCTATGGGCTCCCGCCGGTGGAGCAGGTGATCATGACCGTCAATATCGGCCTGCGGCGGCAGGTGCAGCGGCTTCAATACTATACCGAAGGCACGCTTCCCGACGCGCTCGCCGGGGTGCCGGAGAACTGGACCACCGCCCAGATCGGAGAGTTCCAGTCCTATTTCGACGCGCTGCTGGAAAACAACACCGGCCAGCGCCGCAAGATCCGCTTCGTTCCCGCCGCCATGGCCAAGGCCTTCGTGCAGACCAAGGAGGGGGCGCTGAAGGATGATTACGACGAATGGCTGGCCCGGATCATCTGCTATTGCATGCAGGTCTCGAACCAGGCCTTCATCAAGCAAATGAGCCGCTCCTCCGCCGAAACCTCCCACACCCAGGCGCTGGAGGAAGGCCGCGAGCCCTTGAAGGTATGGCTCAAATCGGTGATCGACCGGATCCTGGCCTTCACCTTCGGCTGGCCCGATCTCGAACTCCGCTGGAAGGAGGAGGACGACCAGGATCCGCGGGCTCAGGCCGAAATCACCGACCGCAACCTGCGCAACGGCAAGATCTGCCTCAACGAAGCCCGCGCCGCCGACGGCCTGCCCCCGATCGACGGCGGAGACGAGCACCTGATCTATACCGGCGCCGGTGCCGTCCGGGTACGGGACGTGCTGGGAGGAGGAACCCCCGCCCGCCCCGCCGAGGAGATGGCGAAGTTTGACTCCAGCCAGCCTCGAACCTCCGCCGGATCAGGCAAAGAATCCGGAGAGTGGTGCGGTTCGGGAGGAACCGGACCTGCGGCTGTGCCCGTGGCGGAACTGCCCCTGAAACCGGTTCCCCAAAAACGGTGGGAAGGAGATGCCACGTACTACACCCCTCACCCCGGCACCACGATGGCAAGCGGCGCACCGTTCGATCCCAACGCGAATGCCGCCGCCATGTTTCAGAAAGATGTGAAGATGGGCGACCACGTGCGTGTACAGTTGCAGAGCGACCCATCCCGATCTATTGATGTTATTGTGAATGATACCGGCCCCTTTTTGCGCGGTCCAGACAACAAGGCGGTCCGGCCCTACCAAGCGGCCCCTGGGAATGTCATTGACCTTACTCGCCATGCCTTCGAGGCTCTGGCCGGCGACGTCAGCATTGGAAGAGTACCCGTTATCGTAACAAAACCATAAGGAGTGACCAAAATGGAAATGAGGGCAGCATCAAGAACCCTGAGCATGGCCATCCTGTTGGCGACGGCTTTACCGGTCTCGGCCATCGCAGATGAAAGCGAAGAACTCCAAAGGTATCAAGTTACAATATCCGGCGTGCAGCTCGGCGAGAAAGAACGGATTGTCGGATTCGAGTTAAGGATAAAATGCGGTGCGGTAGATTCCGTTGTTAACCTACCTGTTGGTTGGAACTATACGATCGACGACAATATGTCGTGGATAACGCAAATCTCAGGTAGCATCATGGTTGGTGCTGCCGCCCAGGATAATGAGCAAATAAAAAATATCCATTTCACGATATCAAAGTATGAATTTTCAGGGATGAAATTCTCAGTTGCTGGCGATGTTCTTGCCACAGCGGATTACGAAAACTGGCACCGCATACCATTGCGCCCGAACAACTTGCTCTGGAAGACTGTTGGCAAGGCAAAACCAAGGGCAGCATCGACACGATAATCGGCGAATAATACCAACGGCTGAAAATATTTACTTGTCATCCCGAACCCTTGCGAGGGATCTGTTGCCGCGGGAGCGGATCATTTCCATATCCCCTGAAAGAGGCGGAATCATCACCCATGCCGATGCGTATTCTGTTATTCAGTCGAAGTAGGTCAAAGGAGCTTAGAAATGGTCCGTCGCATACTGTGCGTGAACGCGCTCATCGTTCTGCTTGTTTCTCCTGCCTTCGGCGGGGCCAACGAGATTTATTGCCCTAAGAAGTATTTAGAGAATTCTTTTCCCATTTCGTCCCGCGTAGGAACGCTTAAGGAAGGGGCTACGCTTACAGAAGTGGATGTAATTGAAGGCCATCCAGGCGATGAAACAAAAAAATATCCGCCAGTTATCGCACCCGACGTTGACGAGTTGAAAGGTAGCATAGTCGTATGGACTTATCATTTCGCTCCAGTAGATATTAAGTATGGGGTAATGTTTATTTGCCACTACAAGAACGAGTCTGGATATTTGCGCTACACGCTTCCGACAGGAATAACCCAATGTAAGGCTCGCCTGAAGGGCCGCAACAATCATTACACGGTGATTTTGGCAAGGTGTCGCTAAATGATCAGGCTTCCTAAGCCTCTCGGATTCTGTCCAGAAAACGGCAAATAACCATGAGAGTAGCTACTATATTCCATATTTTCTTTATAACCCTTGCTGTCCAGGCCGGGTACTGCCGCCCGGCCTGGACCATCGAAACAACAGAGCCGTCTCTTGCTTCATCTCCAACAGCGGTTTGGTCCCTTATTCCGGGTGACTACTTTGAGGATGGGTTCCTGAAATCTCTTCGGGAGACGCGCTCTCCTGACAAATCTATTATCGAAGCCGGAAAGAATGGCGGCGCCGATTCTATAAATATAACCAACACCGAGGATGGCCTGGAATTCAATGCGGACTGGGGCTGGCACGAGGGAACCCTTCTATTTACCCTGCACCGGGATGGCAGCATGGGGGAAGCGTATTGGGGAAAGGACAGCAAGCTTGAAGCGGATGGCCCCCGTCACTTTCGCCTGCGCGGCCCCGAAGAAAATGCCCCCATGCTCGGATACACCTTTGTCGGCAAAGCCGATCATGCCGTTGCCGAGATCGCTCTTGCCGGACGATATACCGATGATAAGGGGCACAAATGCAATTTCAGATCGGACGGAACCTTGCGCTGCCTGGGATGGGATTCGACGTTTGAATTGGACAACGACCATACCTTTTCTCATTTCGACTATTTCTATGTTGGCATAGACCATTCAAGAACAATTGCATTCCGTCACGAGGGCACGATACTTATATTGTACCCGGTACAGCCCCTTCCGCCCGATAATGATTGCGCCGGAGAGCCGGATTTCGAGCATCCCCTCGCGAAGCTTTATCCGCGGACGGACAGGAAAAAATGACACCGGCCCCTTTTTGCGCGGTCCGGCCGGCAACGTCCGGATTGAAAGCGTGCCTGTCATCGTGACAAAACCATAAGGAGCGACCAAAATGGAAATGAGGGCCGCATCAAGAAACCTGAGCGTCGCCATCCTGTTGGCGACGTCTTTACCGGTCCCGGCCATTGCGGCTGAAATCGAAGAACTCCAAAAGTATCAAATTACACTATCCGGCATTCAGCTTGGTGAGAAGGAGCGGATTGTTGGATTAAATTTGAGAATCAATTCCGGGGCGGTGGATTCGGTTGTCAACCTCCCCGTTGGCTGGACTTATACGATCGACGACAATATGTCGTGGATAACGCGGCTGTCCGGAAGTATCATAGTTGGTGCAGCCGCCCAGGACGCTGAGCAAATAAAAAATATTCATATTACTTTATTGAAAAACGAATTTGGCGGGCGAAAATTTTCTGTTTCTGGCGATATTATTGCCACTGCGGATTATGAGAACTGGAGCCTCATACCCTTGCGTCCGAACAATTTGCTCTGGAAGACTGTTAGCAAGGCAAAACCAAAGGCAGCGTCAACACCATAAACGGCGAATAAGATACCAGTCGCTGGAAATATTGACTTGTCATCCCGAGTCCTTGCGAGGGATCTGTTGCCGCTCTACTGGTGCCAATCCTGCCATAATTCGTCACGCAGAGATCCCTCCTTCCGATGGTCGTCGGGATGACAGGAATGGGTCGGAATTTTCAACCGTTGGCATAAGGTGCCGGCGAAAAGCCCGTGGCATGGAAACAACCGCAGCCGAACCTACCCTCGGCTCTTGCCTCCCCCCTGAAATACTTCAGACCTCCCGGCTCCGCATTTGCCGCCTAGTCTTCTCCTCACGACAACATGAGGAGGCAACATCTTGCTTTTCATACCTCTACAGAAGGTGGATGCGGCGCAGAGGCTGGTTTACGGCCACCTCGACGAGACACCGGACCGGGCGGGCGATATCTTCGACTACCCCTCTTCCAAGCCCAATTTCGAGCGCTGGTCCGAAGACATGCGCAAGGCCTCCGACGGCAAGAGCCTCGGTAATATCCGGGCGATGCATGGGTTGCTGGCGGCGGGGAAGCTGACCGATATCCGCTTCGACGACGCCAATAAATCCATCGGGCTTTGTGCCCAGATCGTCGATGACGGCGAATGGGCCAAGGTCGAGGCCGGGGTCTATACCGGCTTCTCCCCCGGCGGCAAATATTCCCGGCGCTGGCCGGACGGCGCCCACACCCGCTACACGGGCGTGCCGAGCGAGATCTCGCTGGTGGATGTCCCGGCCAATCCCGGCGCCACCTTCACCATGATCAAGGCCGATGGCGAAGTGACGGTCATGGCTTTCCCCGTTTCGAAGAGTGCTGCCGGAGGCGACCCGGCCCAGGAAGACCCGGACGGCGACGGTGACGACGACGAAACAGAAGATCCTCAAACCGAAGAAGACGGCGAGGCGGAGGCGCAATCCTCCGATCCCCTCGACGAGCTTCGCGGCCAGATGGCCAAGATCGCCGGCGAGAACGACGATCTGAAAAAGCGGGTGGCGGCTCTCGAAGCCATGCCGGTTCCGGGGGGGCCGGTTCTGCGCAGTGTGGACCGCGCCAACGACGCCCGCGGCACGCGCATCAATGAAATCGAAGCGATGGATGACGGGCCGAGCAAGGCATCCGCCCTCATCCGCTTTCAAATGGACGGGAGATAAAACATTATGAACCAGGGTATTACCGCTACGACACTCGATCTTTTACGAGCCGCCAGCCCCACCACCGCCGACATGGTCAAGGCCTGGGTGGTGCCGACCAGCAACACCGCCGGCATCCAGAATTACGACCTCCAGAAGCCGGCCTTGTCGCTGGTCCCGGTGACGACGCCGCTCCTCAACGCCACGCCGGTCATCGATGCCGATGGCGGCATCCAGGCCAATTGGCACGCGATCACCGGCATCAACACCGGCGGGATCAGCCCCGGCGTGTCCGAAGGCAACCGCGGCGGCACCATCGCCTCGTCGACCGTGGATTACTTCGCCGCCTATAAGACCTTCGGCCATGACGACTACGTCACCGACGAGGCGATGCTGGCCGCCAAGGACTATATGGACCTCCTCGCCCGCGCGCAGAGCAATCTTCTCTGGGCGGCGAAGATCAGCATGGAGAAGGTGATCCTCGGCGGCCAGGGCACCTATGGCCTGGGAGCCACGCCGACACCGGTGGCGCTGGACGTCTTGGCCGGCGGCAGCCTCGCCCAGAACACCGCCTATTCGGTGATCGTGGCGGCGCTGACCCTGGACGGGTTCGCCAATTCCAGCGTCGTGAACGGCGTCCGGGGTGCCGTGACCCGCACCAATCTCGACGGCAGCAGCGACACCTATGGCGGCGGCACCGCCAAGCTTTCGGCATCGGGTTCTGTAACGACGGCCAATTCCGGCGGTGCCACCCACGGGCTGACCGCGACAGTGGCGGCGGTGCCGGGGGCCTTGGGCTATGCCTGGTTCTGGGGGGTGCCGGGGTCCGAGACCCTGGGTGCCATCACCACCATCAACAGCGTGGCCATCACCGGCGCCGCCACCGGCACGCAGACCGCCGCCAGCCTCGGGGCCGCCGACAACAGCCAGAACAATCTGGTCTGCGACGGGCTGATCGCGCAGGTGGCAAAGCCCGGCCTCGGCACCAAGATCATCACCATGGCCACGGGCACCGCCGGCACCGGCACGCCGCTGACGGCGGATGGGTCCGGCGGCATCGTCGAGTTCGATACCATGCTGCAATGGTATTGGGACAATCTACGGCTTTCGCCCTCGACCATCTGGGTTTCCTCCCAGGAGGCGCAGAACGCCTACAAGAAAATCCTGGTGGGGACGGCGACCGGGGCGCAGCGCTTCATGATCAATGTCGAGCAGGGCAATCTCGTCGGCGGCGACGCGGTGCGGACCTATCTCAACAAGTTCGGCCTCGACGGGGCGAAATCGATCCCGATCAAGATCCACCCGAATTTGCCGCCGGGCACGATCCTGTTCGACACCGACGATCTGCCCTACCCGCTGTCGGGCGTCACCAATGTCAAATGCTTCCGGGCCCAGCAGAACTATTTCGCCACCCTCTGGCCGCGCGTGAAGCGCCGCTACGAGTTCGGCGTCTATCTGCGTGGCGTCTTCCAGAACTATTTCCCGCCGGCTTTCGGCCTGATCACGAATATCGGCAACGGCTGAAGAAGAAGCTCTTGGCTGTTCGCTCTTGGCTATTGGCCAACAGCGAATAGCCAAGAGCGAATAGCTAGAGAACTCTCATGACCGATCTCACCACGCTCACCAATGTCGAAGCCTGGCTGGGCCTCCCGCCGGGCAACGCAGACGAGGCGCTGTTACAGCGCCTCGTCACCTCCGCCAGCGGCTTCGTCGAGAGCTGGTGCGGCCGGCAATTCGCACAGGCCGCCTATACCGAGACGAGGCACGGCACCGGCGGGTGGCGGATGCCCTTCGCCAACCCGCCGGTCACCGCCGTAACCGGGGTGACGATCGATGGGCAGGCCGTCACCGGCTTCTCCTTCACCCCGACCATACTGGCGCTGGATGATTGCCGCTTCACCGGCAAGGTGGTGCTTTCCTATGTCGCCGGCTACGCCACCATTCCGGCGGAACTCGAACAGGCGGTGATCGAGCTCGCCGCCATGGCCTATCGCGAGAAGGACCGCACCGGGCTTTCCTCGCATAACGTGGCCGGCGAGACCACCGCCTTCATCATCAAGGACATGCCGCCCCGCGTGGCGACGGTGCTGACGCTCTATCGGAAGGTGGTGCCGCTATGAGCGGTTTCTCCGCCCCCTTCTCGGCCGCCGTTGCCGCCGCCCTGGCCCAAGCCATCGAAGCCGAGGCCCAGGAAACGGTGCGCGTGATCCAGGACGAAAAGCTTTCGGGCCAGATCCTGCAAAGCGTCTCGGGCCGGCTGCGCGCCGGGGTGCGCTACGAGCTGGCCGACCCGCTCACCGCCGTAATCGGCGTCGATGCCGGCGAGGTTCCCTATGCCGCCTATCAGGAATACGGCTTCACCGGGACCGAGACCGTGCGGGGGCACAAGCGGCAGGTGAACTATCCGGGCCGCTCCTATCTCCGCTCCACCCTGGCGGAGCGCCAGGACGGCATCCGCGAACGCCTCCAAGCCGCCGTGCGGGAGGCGCTGAAATGAGCCGCGAGACCGCCTATGGCGCCCTCTATGCGCTGCTATCGCAGGTTCCGGTGCAGACCATGAGCCGCAAGCTGCGCTTCCTTGAGGAATTGAGCGCCGCCGAACTCCCGGCCCTGTTCATGACCGTCGGGCGCCAGCATGTCGAGCCGAGGCCGCGCGGCCTTCCGCCTAAAAGAACGCTGGGCAGCCAGATCTATCTCTATGCCGCCAATCCCGATCCGCATGTCGCGGCGGGGATCGTGCTCAACGGCCTGATCGATGCGGTCGAGGCCGTGCTCACCCCCGTTTCCGGCGCCCAGACCTTGGGCGGCACCGTCGCCCATTGCTGGATCGAGGGCGCCGTCGAGATCTTCGAATCCCCCAAAGGCCAGCGGGCCGCGGCAATCGTGCCGATCCATATCCTCGTTCCATAACGGGGCTCGTTCCCCGAAGGAGACCAACAACATGGGCATGTACAGTTTCGGGTCGGGTTTCCTCTTCGGAAACAGGACGGATATTCCAAACCAGACGCCGCAGCTTTTCGGCACCTTGCAGGATGTGTCGGTCGAGTTCTCGGCCACCACCAAAAACCTCTATGGCCAGTACGGTTTCCCGGTGCTGTCGGCGCGCGGGCAGCAGAAGATCCAGTGCAAGGCGAAGCTCGGCCAGATCTCGGCCAACCTGTTCAACACCCTCTATTTCGGCGGCACCGCCAATGCCGGCCAAACCGCCATCGCCGTCTCCGAGGTGGCGAGCGTGCCCGCCGTCTCGCCCTTTACCGTGACCACCGTCAATGCCGCCAATTTCCTGGCCGATGAGGGCGTCTATTACGCAGGAACCGGCCTGCCGCTGGCGCGGGTTACGGGCTCGCCTGCCGCCGGCCAGTATGCGGTGTCGGCGGGGGTCTACAGCTTCGGCTCGGGTGATGCCTCGGCGGGGGTGCTGATCTCCTACACCTATACCCTGACCGGAGCGGGACAGAAGATCACGCTGCTCAACCCGCTTATCGGCCAGAACCCGATCTTCTCGGCACAGCTCTTCACCCAGGTCACCGGACCACAGGGGGTGAAGAAGGCGCTTTTGAACCTGCGCGCCTGCGTCGGCACCAAGCTGTCGCTGGCGACGAAGATCGAGGACTTCACCATTCCGGAATTCGCCTTCGAATGCTTCGCCGACGCCTCCGGCACGGTCTTCGATTGGTCGTTCGGAGAGGTGTCATGACGATCACTTTGGGTGACCGAGAATTCACCATCCGCCCCTTCACCTTCGACGAGCTGCGGGCGCAGATCGATCTCTTCCGGCAGGCGGAAAAGCCGATCGGGGAAGGCGGCTTCGAAGCCGCGCGCACCATCATCGCCACGGCGCTTCAGGGCCAGATCGGCAACGAGGAACTCGCCGATCTCCGCGTCACCCTTCATCAGGTGGTGGAGGCGGTCCGGACCATCGGCGTCGTCTCCGGGCTCTATGTGCCCGTATCGGAGACCAAGCCGGGGGAGCCCGTAGCGCAGGTGGAGAGCTGAATTGGGACGCTCTCTACGCCTCCATCTGCGCGGATACCGGCTGGACCTGGGAGGAAGCCGGGCGGCTTACCTTCCCGCGCTATCACGCGCTTTGCCGCCACTGGCACCGCTATCCGCCGCTGCCCCGGCTTGCCGCCTGGTATCTGGGGCTGGGCCGCGAGGCGGAGACGGATCTCGAAAGCTTCATGCAGGAAATGGGGGGATGAGTTCCCATGGATGACACCGTCACCATCCGCTTCGGCGCCGATACCAGCGAATTCGATAACCTTGCCGCCAAGGTCGGGCAGACCGTTCAGAGCCTGTCTCAAAGCCAGGATCAAGCGGCGTCCCAGACCGACAAGGCCTGGAACACGGCCATGAACTCGGTCGAGCGGAGCTTCGCCACCTCGACCTCCGGCATGATCATGGGCACCACGACCCTGCAAAAGGCGGAGACACGGGTCGCGGAGTCGATCCTTTCGAGCTTCATCAGCATGGCGGAGAAGCGGCTCGTCACCTGGATTGGGAACGAACTCGCCCTGACCGAGGCCACCGCCGCCGGGGAGAGCGAGCGCGCCGCCGCACGCGCCGGCGGTGCCGCCGCCGGAGGAGCCGCCGAGGCGGCAGCCGGTGCCAAATCGGTGATGGGTGCCGCCTATAAGGCCGCCGCCAGCACTTACGCCTCCGTTGCCGAAATCCCGATCATCGGACCGGAACTGGCGCCGGTAGCGGCAGCCGGGGCCTTCGCCGCCGTGATGGCCTTCAATGTCTTCTCCGCCGAGGGCGGCTGGGGACAGGTGCCGTTCGACGGCGCGCTCACCATGCTGCACCAGAACGAGATGGTGCTCCCGGCCTCGATCGCCGGACCGCTCCGGACGATGACCCAGCAGGGGGCGGCCCAGGGTGGCGGCGGGGCCGGTAATTTCAACATCACGATCCAGGCGCTCGATACCCAGAGCGGGGCGCAGTTCCTCATGAACAACATGAAGACGATCGCCCAGGGGCTGACGCGCGAGGCACGGAACGCCAACCCGAACGCGATGAGGCGGGCATGAGCACCGCCGCCTTCCCGACCCTGACCGGTCTCGGCTGGAGCGTGAAACGTTCGCCGAAATGGTCGACGCGGGTCCAGACCGCCGTTTCCGGCAAGGAAACCAGGATCGCACTCTGGTCCTATCCGCGCTGGCAATGGGATCTCTCCTTCGAATTCCTGCGCGGCGACCCCGTTCATGCCGAGTTCCAGGCGCTGGCCGGGTTCTTCAATGCAAGACAGGGCCAGTTCGACAGTTTCCTCTACACCGATGCCGACGATAATTCGGTCACGGGCCAAGCGATCGGCACCGGCGACGGGGCCACGGCGGCTTTCCCGATGGTGCGGAGCTTCGGCGGCTTCACCGAGCCGGTGCTGGCGCCCACCCTGGTTTCAGCCGTTTATGTGGCCGGCGTGGCCCAGCCGGTGAGCGTCTGGTCCGTGGGGGGAACCATGCTGGTATTCGCCACGGCCCCGGCGGCGGGAGCCGCGATCACCGCCGATTTCAGCTTCGCCTTTCCCTGCCGCTTCACGGAAGACCAGCTCGATTTCGAGAAGTTCATGTTCCAGCTCTGGCAAGGCAAGAACGTCAAATTCCAGAGCATTAAATAATGAAGCCAGCCTCCTTAGCGCTCCAATCCCTCCTGGCGTCGCGGCAGTTCTTCGCCGCCGACCTCTATACCTTCACCCTCTGCGGCGGGAGCACGCTGCGCTATTGCGCGGGCGATGCCGATATCACCGCCAATGGCAACACCTACCCGGCGGGGGGCCAGACCGGTCCCTATTTCGACCGGAAGGACAACAAATCCAAATGCCATTGGAAGATCGGGGTGGAGGTGGACACGCTTTCCCTCGACGTGCTCCCAGGAAGCGCCCTGGTCAATGGCGTGCCCTTCCTGTCGGCGGCGCGGATGGGCGTGTTCGACGGGGCCGAACTGACCCTTGAGCGGGCCTTCATGCCGAACTACGGCAACACCGCCGCCGGCACCGTCGTGATGTTCGCAGGCCGGATCGCCGAGATCGATTGCGGCCGCTCCATCGCCACCCTTCAGGTCAATTCGCATCTGGAGCTTCTGAACCTTTCCCTGCCCCGGAACCTCTATCAGGCTGGGTGCCTCAACTGCCTCTACGATTCGGGATGCGGGGTGTCCGCCGCCGCCGCCTTGTCGGCGGGAAAGGTGGGGCCGGGCTCGACGCCGTCGGCGATCATCATGGCATCGCTCAACGCCGCCTTGAATTTCGGCCTAGCGACGGTAAGCCAGGCCGGATGGTTCGATCAGGGCTATGTCGCCTTCAGCGGCGCCACGGTGAATGCGGGTTTCCAGCGCGCCGTCAAATCCTGGGACGGCACCACGCTGTTTCTTGCCGCCCCCCTTCCCCGGATGCCGGCGGCCGGCGAATCGTTCGCCGCCTATCCGGGCTGCGACAAATCCCTGACCGGCTGCGCCAAATTCGGCAACACCGCGCGGTTTCGCGGCTTCCCCTTCATCCCGGTCCCGGAGACAGCGGCATGAACCGCGAAGACATCACCACCGAGGCCCTCTCCTGGATCGGAACGCCCTATCACCATCACGGGCGGCTGAAGGGGGTCGGCGCCGATTGCGCCATGTTCCCGGCGGCGGTCTATGGCGTCGAGCCCGATATCGGCCCCTATCCGGCGCAATGGCACCTGCATCACGACGAGGAACGCTATCTCGAAGCCGTGCTCCGCCATGCGGTCCCGGTCGAGGCTCCGGGAGAAGGCGATTTCGTCTTGTGGAAATACGGACGGTGCTTCAGCCATGGCGGCATCGTCATCCGCTGGCCGCTGGTCGTGCATGCGCGGCTGGGGCTCGGCGTCATCCTCGACGACGCCTCGATCAACCAGGATTTGCGGCACCGGAAGACCCGGTTCTTTTCGCCGTTCGGTGAGCGCTGATGGGCGGGATTTTCTCGACGCCGAAAGCGGCGCAGGCGGCATCCGCTCCGGCGGCGGCCGGGGTCAGCATCCAGAGCTCGGCCTATGGAAGATGCATTCCGATCGTCGTCGGCACCGCGCGGGTGGCGCCCAATCTGATCTCCTACGGGGATTTCGCCGCGCATCCGCATTGGGTCTCGTCCGGGGCCAGCGGCGGCAAAGGCGGCAACAACAACAGCAACAGCGTCACCTATACCTATAGCTGCAGCGTCGCCTTCGGCCTGTGCGAGGGCACCATCCAGGGCGTGAACACCGTCTTCCTCTCCTCGACCGGCACCGCCGCCAGCATCGCCACCCCGGCACAGATGGGGTTTTCGATCTTCAGCGGCGCGCTCGGGCAAGCGCCCTGGACGTGGCTGTCCTCCATGCACCCGACCCAGGCCATGCCCTATTCCGGCGTCGCCTATATCGCGGGCGCCGGTTACAGCCTCGGCAATTCGGCGACCCTGCCCAACCACAATTTCGAGGTGGCGGCCCCCCTCGCCGGCACCGCGCCGAACGGGATCGACGCCGACCCGTCACAGGTCTTGAGCCTGTTGCTGACCAGCCCCGCCTTTGGTGCCGGCTTTCCCCCGGCAAGGCTCGGCGATCTTTCCGCCTATCAAGCCTATTGCGCCACCCAGGGGCTCGGCATTTCCGCCGTCTGGGATCAGCAGGCCCAGGCCTCGCAGATCCTCGACGATCTAGCGAAGGCCACCAATTCCGCTTTCGTCTGGTCGGGCGGGCTGCTCACGCTGGTGCCTTATGGCGATCAGCCGCTTTCCGGCAATGGCGCCGCCTGGAACCCGCCGGCAGTGCCGCTTTACGATCTTGGCGAGGATGATTTCCTGCTCCAGACATCGGGAGCAGGTGGGAACGACGATCCGGTCAAGCTCCAGCGCAAGCGGCCGGCGGATGCCGCCAACAATCTGAAGCTCGAATTCCTCAATCGCGCCAACCACTACAATCCGGAAGTGATCGAGGTTTCGGACATCGCCATGATCACCCTGTATGGCCGCCGCCCCGCCGGCTCTAAACAGGCGCATTTCTTCGCCGATGCCGCCGCCGCCCGTCTTTCGGCACAGCTTCAGCTTCAGCGCGAGGCCGTGCGCAACCTCTATTCCTTCACGCTCGACCAGCGCTTCATCCTGCTCGATCCGATGGACATCGTGACGCTGACCGATGCGGCGCTGGGACTCGCCCGGCAATGGGTGCGGATCACCGAAATCACCGAGGACGATCAAGGCAACCTCGCCATCCTGGCCGAGGAATATCTCGCCGGCACCGGCGCTGCTCCGCATTACAACCAGCAGGCGGCTTCCCGCTATGCCGCCAATGCCGCCCAAGGCGCGGGCAACACCGCCGCCTCGATCATCGAGCCGCCCTATCAGGTCGCCGATTACGGCTATGAGGTCTGGGTCGCGGCCTCGGGCGGGACCAACAACCCCAATTGGGGCGGGGCTCAGGCCTGGATCAGCTATGACGGCGTCAATTACAGCCTCGCCGGCACGATCATGCCGGGGAGCCGCTTCGGGACGCTCACCACTTCGCTCGCGGTCGGATCGGGGAGCTTCGACACCGCCAACAGCTTCGGCGTGGATTTGTCGGTGTCGAGCGGACAGCTTCTATCGCTGGGCGATGCCGCGGCGCAGTCCCTGAATGCGATCGCCTGGATTGGCGGCGAAGTTCTCGGCTACGGGCAGGCGACGCTGACCGGCGCCAGCCTCTACACGATAAGCCGGCTGGAGCGCGGGGCGTGGGGTACGGTGAATGCGGCCCATGCGGCGGGTGCGGCCTTCGTCTGCCTCGACGGGGCGCCTTTGCGCATCGCCTATGATCCGAGCCGGATCGGCCAGACCCTCTATCTGAAGCTGCTCTCCTTCAATCCCTATGGCGGCGGGCTGGCGGATATCGCGACGGTCTCGCCGATCGCCTATACGATCCAGGGACCGCCGGTGCCGGCGCCGCCGGCCAGCCTCGCCGGCACGCCGAGCGCGCTTGGGATCCAGCTTTCCTGGCCGCGCTCCACCGCCGCCAATGTCCATCATTATCAGATCCAGACATCCAGCACTTTCGGAACG